GTCTCAGAGGCGGAGTGGGTTGACGAGGATGACAGCATCTTGAAGTCAAAAGTCGCCGTCAATGTCAAAATCAAATTCATGGGCGGCGTTTATAAGGATACGGACTTCGCAAAACTCACGGAGATTGAAGTCGAATCAGTTATTATGGGAAAGGAGACTCAACATGGCGAGTAAAAACCAACAGCCAGAAACGGTTAATAAAGCAGCTCCGAAGCTCTTTAACATTGAGGAGCTCAAAGACAAGAAAAAAACGCCCGCCCCCATCTTCAGCGGCATGTGCGCCGCTCTCGGATGGAAGCCGGGCAAGATGGTCACGGAGGAAGACTACGACGCAGCAGTCGGGAAATTCTCCGGCAGCCCCATCGGAAAGAAGGTGAAATAAATGCTCAGAGATGTCACAACAAAAATTTCGGACGGTCTGCTCGGTCTGGCAACAGAAAAGGGCGAAGGCGTTCATGTAAAAATCGGCGTATCCCCTGTTACGTCGGACGCGCCTATCATCATTACGGGTAACATGACGGCGGCCAAAATCAAGGAACGCCTCGGTCTGAGCCCTCTTGCTGATAAGGTGATGGATTCGGTGGAGAATGGTTCAAACCGGATTTACTGCATCCCGGTCGCAGCATCCACAGCAGGAAGCCTGGGAATGGTCGAAAAGACAGGCTCGGGCTCAGGTTCTTTATCCGTTGATGGCAGCCCCTACAATGCCTTTGACGTGATTATCAAAATCACCGGGCAGGGCCGCAGAAATACCGCTCTATTCGTATACTCGATTGATGGCGGGTACAGCTATTCCGACGAGTTTACCGTTCCACTTACGGGAGCTTTTGAAATCCCCTTGACGGGCCTGACTGTGACCTTTGCGGAAGGGCCTGAGCCTGATGAGGAGACATCCTTCCTTGTGGGTGATGTGTTCAGCTTCAAGACAACTGCCCCCACCATGACCAACGCCGACGCACTTGCGGCCATCGACAAGCTCAGGAACTTCAATGAGTCCTATGAATTGGTTCATATCGTCGGGGAGTCGCAGAAAGCGTTATGGTCGGCGGTGTCTGAAAAGCAGCAGGAACTCGCATCCGTTTACCACAAGCCCCTTCTCTTCGTGCTTGAGGTATACCCCCCTGATGAGGGCGAGGATGTGGCGGACTATGCTTTGAGGCTTGAAGCAGACAAGAAGGATATTAAGAACACAGATATTCAGGTCGTGGCAGCACGCTCCCTCTATATCGGCATGGACGGCGTTACAAGGGAAATCAACAACGCCGGAATCGTCTGCGGCCTATACTCTAAGACCAAAGTCCATCAGAGCATCGGCAAAACCCGGGACACGGCGGGCATGGGAATCTCTAAAAGCAAGATGCTTGAACTCCGGCCCGCAGGGATTGAGGATTATATCGAGCTGCTCGATAATGCGAAATACCTCACATTCCGGGAATACGACGGGCTTGAGGGCTTCTATGTTACCAATGCCCGCGTCTTGTCCCCGGATGGCTCGGATTATCGTTATGCCGAGGATGTCAGGGTTAAGAATAAAATCATCAGGGAAGTCCGCAAAGAGGGCCTTCAGCTCTTGCAGGACGACATCGACCTTGAGGATGTGCAGAACGAACTCGAAACAAGGGCGAAGTTCATGCAGAAGCCTCTCGACGACATGGTTAAGCTGAAGGAAATCTCCTCGGCCACAATCATAGTCCCGGAGGGGCAGGACATCATTGCTACCGAGAAAATGTCCGTCATCATTCGCTATGTGTCCAGGGGATATATCAGGGAAATCGAAGTTGACCTCGGCAGAACGAAGCCGAGCGCAAGCTAAGAAGGGAGGCTTGGTTTAGATGTCATTAAAAGTAAACGGTAAAACATACGATTGGGCCGACGTCGACATTAAGCTCCCGGGACTCTCGATTGAATTTCAGGAAATCTCCTACGACGACGAGCTCGAAAAGGAGCTCGCATATGGTAAGGGCCAGAAACCGAGAGGATACGGAGAAGGCAACTACAAGGCGGAAGGCAAGGTCACCCTCCTCCGCGATGATTATGACACGCTGCTTGACTATTGCAAGAGTAAAGGGGTTCCGCTCTTCGAACTTGTCATTCCGAAGATTGTCGTCTCCTATGCCAACGAGGGAGACCGTACAAGGAGCGACGTGCTCAATACCGTCACTTTCACCAAGCGCAGCAACAAGGCAGCTCAGGGAGATAAAAGCATCAAGGTCGACCTGGATATGCTCATTGTGGACGGCATCGAGAGCGACGGCGTTAAAGCCCTGTAATATCTCAAAATAAATGTCAAAGGAGGATTCTGCAATGGAAGATAAGAGTATTAAAACCAACGAGACTGAGGTAAAGAAAGGCGGGTCGGCGGCACTCAACCCCGAGGAGCTCAAGGCGAAATACGGTAAGGTTTATCAGCTTGATTTAACCCTTACCCCGGATGATGACACAGAAATAGAGGTCTCCTATATCTTCAAGAAGCCGACTACGGCAAGCTATGACCGCTATGTCAAGACAGCATCCAATGGGATGACAAAGGCCCTTAAGACTTTCATGTTTGACAACATCATCCCTGAGCACCGCGACAAATTGGAGGCCGACCTTGAGGAATATCCGGCCCTCACCCTGAGCGCGGGCGAGAAACTGCTCTCTATGCTCGGACTGTCTAAAACCGCAAATTTAATGAAGCTGTAGAAGAGCAGCTCGGGAGGGTGAGGACGGACTTTATCGAAGCGGCGACGCTTGAGATTTATAGGTTCGTCCCCCCTGCTCTTCTGCCGGATAATATCGGGGAGCTGGATTTTGAGGAATTCATTGCGCTCCTTGCCCGGGCAAGATACATCGAAGAGGTTGAGGAGGACATTGTTGCGAGGGCTATCTCGAAGGTGTTCTCGGAATAAAAGAGCCGACCTCTTTTGTTAGAGAATCGGCTTCTGTCCCGTAATCCATGCTTTATATAATTTGGTCGCATTCCTGGCGGCCCGGAAGATGTTTTCTTTGTCCTTATCCTTCTGCCTCCCCATCGTGTTTTGATGGCCTACCCACAAGGCATAAGGAATCGTGTAGACCATTAGCGGAACATATACAAGGACGGAGATGGCAGCTCCGGCGCACAGGGCGAATATAAGAACTTTAAGCATCACGATTATTAAGGTCATGGCAATCCCTCCTTTACCTAATTATACCATAAGGAAGGGGTGAAAAAATAGTTTGAGTTTAGAATCCGTTTTTAAGCTGTCCCTCATCATGAATATGGTCGACCATCTGACAGGCCCGATGGCCCGGGTGCAGTCTTCGGTCGGCGGTTCCGTCTCGAGACTGGAAAGCATGGAGCAGACCTTCGGTAATATGACTAAGACTGGGGCTGCAATGGCAGGAATTGGCGCACAAATTACCGACGCGGCTCTCGCTCCGGTTGCAGCAACCTTTGAAACAAGAAGGGCGCTCGGGGAATTAACGGCTATGGGTGTAAAAGACCTAAAGACTCTTGAAAATGCTGCAAAAGAATTCTCTGATACATGGTCGGGGACGACAAAAGCTGAATTCTTATCGGCTGCTATTGATATAAAAGGCGGCATAGACGCACTCAACGAAGAAGGGATAGCAGCATATACGGAAATGGCCGGGTTAACTGCTAAGGCTACGGGTTCGACAATCGGCGAGATGACCTCTTTGTTTGCTACTGGATACGGGATATACAAGGATTTTTACTCCGACTTGTCTGACATCGAGTTCGGAGAGATTTTTTCGGCTGGCATAGCTCAAGCAATCCTCACATTCAAAGCAAGCGGTTCGAGTATGGCTCAATCTATTACTGCACTCGGAGCAGCAGCTACGACGGCGAACGTACCACTCGAAGAGCAGCTAACTGTCCTTGGTATGCTACAAGCGACAATGTCTGGTTCGGAGGCGGGTACAAAGTACAGGGCTTTTTTGAGGACGGCTGCCAAAGCGGGTGAAGAGCTCGGACTTTCGTTTTTAGATGCAAACAACCAGTTACGCTCCATGCCTGAAATATTAAGCGTAATGAAGGCAAAATACGGGGAAACGCTTGACGCTATGGAAAAGCAGGAAATCCAAAAGGCATTCGGTAGCGACGAGGCGGTTGCGTTGATTGACCTTTTATACAGCAAGACGGATGACTTACAGAGCAACATCCTCACTTTATATGACTCTATGGGGAAGGGTACGGAAATCACTAAAGAGATGGCGTCGGCCATCAATCAAACGGAGCCCGAAAGGTTTCGCGTTTTACAGCAGCGCATCCAGAATGTAAAAGAGTCCATCGGTAACAGCCTCCTCCCTACTATCAACGAGTTAATGGGAAAAGGTGAGCAAATTCTCACAAAGGTTGACTCATGGATTGCAAACAACCAAGAGCTTGTCAAAGTTATTATGCTCATAGTGCTTGCGCTCGGCGGATTTTTGATGGTGGCAGGGACGACGATTACAATCGTTGGCGGTGTGGGCCTTGTGTTCACGAAGACGGCGGGACTTGCTACAGGATTTTACCGTGCGGTAAAAGGAATTCCCGACCTGCTTGAGACTATTCAAATTAGGGCCTTATATGCAGGTGATAGTCTAAAGAGAGGTTTCGGAGCAGTCAAGACATTTGCCTCGTCTGCGGTAACTGGTATTAAAAATGTCGCCGTCAACATTGCGAGTATGGCGAGGACAGCAGCCATAAACGGGGTCACGGCATTAAAGAACATGGCTCTCGGCCTTGTAGGGATGGCAAGACAGGCAATCACAACTGCAGTGACAGCAATGCCCGGGCTTATTGCCTCGGTATGGAGTTTCACGGCGGCCTTACTCGCAAATCCTATCACGTGGATTATTGTAGGCATCGTTGCTTTAGTGGCTGCTATTATCCTGCTCTGGCGGAATTGGGACTCCGTGGTCTCATGGATACAAGGTGTTTGGAACGGCTTCGTTAATGGTATCAAAGCCGGGTTTGACTGGATTCGGAATCTCTTCTCGGGGATGCCAACCTGGCTACAAATAGCAATCGCTGCTTTTATGCCGTTCATAGGGATTCCGATGCTCATTATCACGCATTGGGATGCGATTGTCGGGTTCTTTACTAACTTATGGAGCCGGGTTAAAGATGCCTTTGTCAACGGTATCAATGCGGTTAAGAACTTCTTTTTAGGGATTCCAGAGTGGTTCAGACAGAGTGGCGCGAAAATCATTGACACACTTGTCGAAGGTATTAAAAGCGCGGCTATGAAGCCCGTCGAGGCGGTAAAAGGCATCTTTCAGAAGGTTAGAAATCTCCTTCCATTCTCGGACGCGAAGGAGGGGCCGCTTTCGGAGCTGACACTTTCGGGACAAAGAACAATGTCCACGCTGGCACAGGGTATTGAACAGGGTGCAGACCTTCCGGCTCAGGCAGTAGAGAAAGGACTCGGAAGAATTGACACAACAGGAGGCCGAGAGCCTGTCAAGAAGGTCAACCTTAAGGAAATCTCCCGGGAAACAGAAACCTCAGAGACGACCACGGAGAGAGAGAAAGGCGTCAATATTGATAAGCTACTCTTAAATGTGGACTTCTCCAAAATCAAAGAGCTTCCGCTACTCCTCAAACTCCTTAAAGAGATTGAAGATTACGTCAACAGCAACGGGCTTGTCACTGAAGGGGAGGGATAATTTTGATATTTGTCGATGATAGTTCGATTAAAGTGAGCGGGGTTATACTCCCCGGCCTCATCAAAAGTATAGAGGTCAAGGATGACGCTCTCATTGAAGAACAGACGGTTGAAGGGAGTTCTATAAAAGCAAAACAGGCCGAAGGGTACGAAGATGCAAAGGTAATGATTGAACTTATCCTCGAAGATGGCCCCGACGCCACAAAGAAAGAGAAGCTCCAAAAGATACAAAACCTTTTTAAAAAGGCAGGACAGGAGAAACCTGTCGTTCATGAAATCATCAATGAGCACACGGCAGCACGCCGGGTCAAGAAGGTTATTTTCAAGAGCCTCAGCTCCAAGGAGGAAAGCAAAAAGGAGCAGCTCACGGTGAGCCTTGAGTTCTGGTCGTACAATCCAATGACCATTACGGCAAAGAAATCAAAGAGTGGCAGCTCACAGACGGACACTTCGTCGATGGCAAGCAAACTCGACCCGGCATATCAAAGTTATTTAAGCGACCGAGGGAAGGCTCCGAAGACGAGTAATTCCCCTGCCGTGGATGACGCAAGCACAACAGCCTATGCGAACAGGCTCGCAAGGATGCCTTACTGAGGAAGTGATTTTAAGAATGGAAACGGCTGAACTATTCTATCCTGAAATCAGTGTAGAACTTGGGCAATACACCTTTAAAAAAGGTGTGGAAATCGAGGTCTATTCAAGCAAAGACAGTTACTTTGATTGGGCAAAGGTGAGGTTTACTCGGCAGTTCAAAGAGAAACTTTCTCTTGAAGCCAAAGAAAAGGCCCTCATCCAGCTCGGTTACAACGGCGTTTTCGATGATGCCTTTGAAGGATATATTACCAAGCCGTATGACAGCGGCAACTATATGAACGAAATTCTTCTCAAGGACGACATGATTCTACTTGAGGAAACAACCATCAATAATACGTTTTTAGATACAACGCCGCAGGAGATTCTCTCCTTCTGCCTGACAAAAGCAGGAGTTCAGAAGATGAAGCTTTCGGCGGCAGCGTATCCAACAAAGGCGCGAGTCCCCATCTTTCAAAAGAATGTCATCTCAGTCATCAACGAGATACACGCAATATGGGGAATCGCTGAGAAATTCTTCTTTTCTGGCGGCGTCTTCTATTGGGGAGAGAAGCCAGAGCAGAAAAAGATTTACTCGTTTGAGTACGGGACGAACATCATCACCCTCAACAGACCGGGGGGGACATGGGAGCTTGAAACGGTTTCCGCGCCGTTCATCAAACACTCGCATATAATAAGTGTTTCACATCCGCAGGTTTCCGGCGAGTTCGAGGTCAAAAAGGTCGTCTTCACTACAAATGAGGCGGGCTTTATCCGCACCTACATCTATTTTTAATCAAAGGAGGGAGAGCAATGCTTGAGGAAATGGTCAAAAGTGTTATAGCAAAGCAGCTCGCCGCCAACTTCCCTCACTTGCAGCTCCCCGGCTTTATGCGCGCAAG